GCAAGAGAGCCGAATGGATGGAACATCGACAAGGTCAAAGAAGGTTGCACTTACGAATGCAAAGGTTGTAAACACACATACAAAGACTCGTTTGAGGTTCGTGCAGAATTAAATTTATCCGGCGAGTATGTGCCGATGAACCAGAATGCACCGAAGGGCATTGTAGGTTTCCATTGGAATTCACTTTGCGCTCAATGGGGACTCGACTGGGGAAAACTTGCGGAGATGGCGATCCGTGCAAAGATTTCATTCGAGGAAAACGGCGACAATGTTGCGCGTAAAGAATTCAAACAAAAGAGATTAGCATTACCTTGGAGCGAAGAACCCGATGACGGCGGCGGAGAAGTTATGCCACAAGGTTACAAGATGCTCCAAGAATGGGATGACGAAGGTTGGATGGTCGATGGTATGCTTGCCGAACCTCCGTTCAAAGAGGAATACAAAAAAGCAAAGACCTATGCGAAACTTCGTTTTATGGCAGTCGATGTGCAACGAAAAGGTTATTACTGGATCGTGCGAGGTTGGTCGATTGATGGTAAGAGTCGAATGATTCAATGGGGTTACTGCGAGACAGAAGAGCAATTACGCGAAGCACAACGTAAGCTTGAGGTCGCAGATATTTTCGTATTCGTAGACTCTGGTGACGGCCCAAACACGGATACTGTTTATCGGATGTGTGCAAAGTTTGCCTGGAACGCAACGAAGGGTTCGGGGCAAAATGAATTCCCTTGGCGCATTCAAACTCCGTACGGAATTAAGATTGCCTATCGACCCTACGCGAGAGCCAAGGTAATTCAAGTTGGACAAGCATCGTGTAAACTTTATCTGTTCTCGAACTTATATTTCAAAGACTCTTTAAGTCGCTTGCGTCGTGCGAATCATCACACCTACCCAGAGGATGCCGGTGACGAATACCGAAAGCAAATGCAGTCCGAACACCGCACACGATCCGCTAATGGACAAGCAATCTGGTTGCCCATCGGTGACCGAGCCAATCACTTGTGGGACGCAGAAGTGATGGGTTTAGTCCCTGCAATGATGGCAAAACTTATTGGTCGTGGTAAGAATAAGAATGCCAAAGTGGACGAAAAACAAACTGAAACAAAGCCGGAAGAAACCGCTTGACAGTAACCGACCTAATGATTTCCTCGTATTCAAGCTTGCTGGCCTCAATGTTAAACTGCGGGTGGCTCTTGTGGTTCGTTAGGGGTTGGGGTCAGCAAGCCCTTGCTTTACATACGGCTAATCCTATGGCGAGACCTCAAGGACTATTCTTAATCTTGGAAATACCCGACATCCAAGCAATCGTGGCTAAAGCCGTGGAATTGCTAAAGCAGGGAAAGACAATGATGGAATACGCGGATAGCGGAACTTCCGTTGTAAAACAATTTCCAATGACGGTGCAGGAAACTCTCCTGGAAGCCCGCTATGCTCTGATGATTAAAGACCCAGAGACCTACGGATCACCAGACCGCGTTAGAGTTATCAATATGCTAAATAATTTCCGAGGATTCTAATGCCCAAACCAAAACCCAGAAAGTCTGCTCTTCCGCAGATTAAAAAGCCAAAACTTCCCAAGGTAGCGCATAACACCGCACCAGAGAAGAAGGCATCGACTGGGCCTGGTATCTTCAGTAACTTCGAGTCCGCAAAGTTCAGTAACAAACGCTCTTGGATTTGGTCGTCTTGGCCGCAGGACTTCAAGAAGACGATGACGGTCTTTGACCGTATGGAGACAACCCGCAAGATGCGTTGGTTGGAACTCAATGCGGGACTTATCAGACAAGTGCTATCAGATATGGCACTTTACACCGTGGGCAATGGTATCAAACCACAAGCCCAGTCCGGCGACGAAGTATGGGATGATTTAGCAGAAAAGTATTTTAAAAAGTGGGCATCACGCAGTTGCGACATCACTGGTCGTTTTTCATTCTTTGAATTACAACACATCCTTTGCCGCTTGATGGATCGTGACGGCGAAGTGTTCATCATCAAGACCAGAGGTGCAAGGGGTGAACCCAAATTGCAAGTCATTGAGTCGCACCGCGTAGGCAACTCGTCGAACAACGAAGTTCCTCCAGGAATGATTGATGGTATTCAGTTCGGGCCTTACGGTCAGCCAATCGCATACAACGTAATTCGTTCCGATGGTTCAAATCGTCTCGTTCCTGCAAATGCAATGATTCACTTGTTTGAACCCGAACTTGCTTCGGGCGCAAGAGCATATTCACCACTTCAACATTCGATTAACAACTTGGTCGATATGTTGGAAATCCTTTCTCTCGAAAAGCTCGCAGTCAAAACATCGTCAGACATCACTCGCACAATTAGCAGAGAGAATCCAAATTTTGACGGAACTAAATCTGACTTTGAGGCATTCGGTATGCGTCCTCAAGATTATGGAGACGGAATGACTGATCCAAGCGAAGCATCGACTTTCCTTGGTGGTAAAGTTTTGGCACTCGCACCAGGCGAGAAACTTGAGTCCTTCGAGTCCAATCGTCCTAATCAAACCTTTAATGGATTTATTGAGCATCTGCAAAGGGACTCCCTTGCTGGAATGCTACCCTTTGAATTCGTAGCCGACCCAACCAAAGCCGGTGGTGCGTCGATGCGTTTCGTGGTTGCTAAAGCTGACCGCAAATTCTCACACCGCCAAGCCATTATGGTTCAGCGTTTATTAACTCCAATCTGGGGTTATATTATCGGTTCTGCAATTAAGGATGGCGAATTGAAAGCAGTAGATAACTGGACTAATGTTTCTTGGACTACACCTCGCAAGGTAACCGTTGATGCCGGACGCGACGCACAACAAAACCGCCAAGACATCGAAAGCGGACTCAAGAGTCTAACGGATAACTACCTCGAAGAAGGTTTAGACCCGAAGGAAAAGATGAGAGAGAATGCCGCCGAGAAGAAATACTTAATTGAACTCTCCGAAGAATTTGGCGTTCCGTTGTCAATGCTCTACAAGCCACAAAATATTTCCCCTGTTGATATAAACAATTCGGTCAATCCAAACGATGAAAATCGCAAACGAGAGATGCCCGATGATGGGGAAATTTTAAAAGATGACCCAGACGATCCAAACACCGACGAATAATTTATGAACGCACTTTCCAACGCATTTAAAACATTCTCGCCAATTCTAATTGAGCCAGCAAAAGCCAAGGCATATTTAGAAAAGGTTGAAGCAGTTCCATTCCAATCTTTTGCGAATGACGATATCGAGGATGTGCTTGAAATGTTATTCGGCCCAGTCCCGCAGTTAATCAAGTCGGGTTCAGTCGCCGTAATTCCTGTGAAGGGTGTTATTGGTTCTGGTTGCACAGAAATCGAAAAGATGATGGGTTGCGTGGATGTCGATGACGTGCAGGAAATGATTGAGGAGTGTGAGCGTGATGTTAATATTAAAACTATTATCTTCGATTTCGACACTCCTGGTGGTGTTGTAACTGGAGTTCCAGAGTTAGCCGGAAGAATTAAGAATGCAAAGAAGCGCACTATCGGCTGGACTTGCAAACAATCCTGCTCTGCCGGTATGTGGCTGATGAGCCAATGCGACGAGGTATTCGTTTCACCTTCGTCCATTGTTGGATCAATTGGTGTCTATATTCCAGTCTACGATATTTCCGAAGCTTACAAAGAAGAAGGTGTAGCCGTTGACGTAATCAAATCGGGTTGGGCGAAAGCCGCAGGGTATCCAGGAACAAAGATGACTCCCGAACAACGCAAACTTTTTGAGGATGATGTTAAAGAAACCCACGATTGGTTTATCAGCGATGTCATTGCAGTCCGTAGTTTCGCCAAGGTAGAAGATATGCAAGGTCAATGCTGGTCTGGTCGTAAGGGCGCAATGAAGATGCTCGTTACTGGTTTACTCGATACATTTGACGATCTGCTGATGTATATTAGCCCAGAGGAATACAATGCTTACGAGCGTCAAGAACCTATCCCAGCGTCGACCAATCCTTCCGGCGGTTACGCGGCCGATGTAAGTCCAGAGCAAGGCGACAAGGACGATGTTGCTCCAGTTTCAGATGATAAAAAGAAAAAGAAGAAAAAGAAAAATCCAGACGGCACAGATTCGGACGAAGATGAGGATGAAATTCCCGAAGTTCCAGAGAAGGACTGCCCCCCTGTGGATACCGATTGTAAGCCAACCGCTTGACACTTGGCTAAACGCAGAATGACGCTCGAAGAAACTCTCAAATCCGTTAAAGAAGCTTTTGTTGGCAAATCTGCTGAAGCAGAAGCCAAAGCTTCCGAAGTGAATGCTCTTTCCGCTAAAGTCGCTGAACTAACCGAAGGTCTTGTTTCCAAAGAAGCAAGCATCGTTGAGTTATCCGCAAAGTTAGCCGATGCGTCCGCTAAACTTGCAGTCGCTGAAGCAATGTTCGCTAAAGCCGAAGCACAAGCCAAAGAGATCCAAGCGTCCCAAGAATCCGTAGGCAAGAAAGCCGCATCAATCGCCGCTTCTGTTGGTGTATCACCTGTTGAAGTAACTCCTGGTGAATCAGCCGCCGTTGCTAAATCCGATGACGAAGTCGCACAAGAGTGGGCAAGTCTCAAACAACAAGACGGCAAACTCGCCTCTGAATTCTACACGAAAAACCGCACCGCAATCCTGCGCGCCGCCGGCCTTCGCTAATTTCCAAACCTAAAA